CCCCTTACTCGCTGAATCTGTAACGCAGTTTCAAGCCCAAGCGTATAAGGAACTTCTCCCCCCAAGCGGCCCCGTTCGTACTCAAGTTGTAGGGCTTTCCACTCCTGAAATTCAGGATCAGGCAAAGCGCGTACAGCAATTCATGAATTATCAGATAGTTGATGTCATGCAAGAGTACGACCCGGACATGGACCAGTTACTATTTTATCTTCCTCTTGCAGGGTCAGCTTTTAAGAAAGTTTATTATGACAGCTTGCTGAAGCGTGCCGTTGCAAAATTCATTGCCGGTGAAGATTTGGTAATTAATTACATGGCAACGGATCTACAGAATGCAGATAGAGTTACTCACATTATTAAGACCAGCGCCAACGATATTAGGAAACAGCAACTTCAAGAATTTTACCGTGACATTGAATTAAAAAGTGGAACAGTGGAAACAAGTGAAGTTCAGGAAAAAATAAACACGCTCGAGGGCGTTCAAAGGGAATACACGGATAAGGATGATGAACATACAATTCTGGAAATGCATGTAAATGCGGATGTTCCAGGATTTGAGGATGAAAGCGGAGTTAAGCTTCCTTATGTTATTTCCATTGATGAATATTCAACTGAAGTTTTATCCATAAGAAGAAACTGGAAAGAAGGCGATTCTAACTTTGCAAAGAATGATTATTTTGTACATTACAAGTTCCTCCCAGGCCTAGGCTTTTACGGCTTTGGCCTAATACATATGCTAGGTGGATTGTCGAGAACTGCAACAAGTGTTTTGCGGCAATTAATTGATGCAGGTACTCTTGCCAATCTGCCAGCAGGTTTCAAGGCTCGTGGAATGCGAATACGCGACCATGATGAGCCTTTACAGCCAGGAGAATTTAGGGATGTTGATGTTACAGGTGTTTCAATCAAGGAATCACTATTACCTCTTCCATACAAGGAACCGTCTCAAGTTCTGTTTGCTCTTTTAGGTTTTGCAGTTGATGCAGGAAAATCTTTTGCAGCTATTGCTGATATGAAAATGGGTGAAGGAAATGAACAAAATCCAGTTGGAACAACACTTGCTCTTTTAGAGCGTGGAACAAAAGTTATGAGTGCGATACACAAAAGGTTGCACTACGCACAAAAAATTGAATTTAAGTTATTGGCAAAAGTATTTCAATTATACTTGCCGCCGGAATATCCATATCAGGTAGTTGGTGGAAACCAAATGATCAAGCAACAGGATTTTGATGATCGTGTTGATATCATTCCTGTTTCTGATCCTAACATATTCTCAATGGCGCAGCGTGTCACTTTGGCACAGCAGCAGTTGCAGTTAGCAACAGCTAATCCTGCACTTCATAATATGCGTGAAGCGTATAGAAGAATGTATGACGCGATGGGAGTTGACAATGTGGAGGCAATTTTAAAGCCGGATCCAGAATTACCGGAACCTATTAGTCCTGCAACAGAGAATGCAGGTGCCATGAATGGAAAGGCCCCTAAGGCATTTCCGTTTCAAGATCATGAAGCGCATATTAAAACGCACGCGGAATTTATGTTTACAAGAATGGTCCAGATTAATCCGCAGGTATATTCTATGCTACAAGCTCATATTTGTGAGCATCTTAGCATGATGGCTGCAGCACAGGTTCAAGAGGAATTCAAGCCTCAAATGGAACAGATGCAACAGGCACAGCAACAGGCACAGCAAAATCCACAAATGGCACAGCAAGTAGAACAGCAAATGCAACAATTGATTAATGCACAAGCTGCCAAGCAGGCTCAAATAGAGGCGCAGATGACAGCATCATTAGCACAAGATGAAGAAGCTCGAATGAAACGTGAAGCTGAAGATCCGTTGATCAAGCTTAAACAGCAAGAGATTGATCTGAAGGCTATGGAAACACAAGCTAAGCTTCAAAAAGACATGCTAGTGGATTCTGAGAAGCTTGATATTGAAAGAGACAAGTTGGAGGCAGATACCAGTATTAACTTGATGAAAGCTGCTGCAGATGTTAGTAAGGAAGATTCTGCAGAAGCGATGACTCTCTTTAAGGAGAATATGATCAACTCAAGGGATGCAATGAAGCAACGCTCAGCGGAAAAGATTGCGAGGGAAAATGCTAAAAATAAAGCAAATGGTTCAACTAAAAAATAAAATAGAAAAAATATCTTCTGCAATGAAGAGGATTGAAGAGGCAGCTACTAGTCAAATCACTACTGAAGATGAATATCTACAGGTATGTGGTGCATTACTTGCTGTAACAAGAAACATGTACGTAGAAGCATTAGGACCTCAAGGTACAGCTCGCATGTTCCAGGAAGTGGCCAATACATTCATGATTCAAGAGGAATTGATAAATGAACTTTATTATGATGAAGAGACACCAACGATACACTAATGCCTTTTAGATCTGAAAAACAAAGGAAATGGATGTGGGCCAATAAGCCTGCAATGGCTGAAAAATGGACAAAGGAACACGGCAGTAATCCTGTCAAGAAAAAAAGAGGTGGAATATTTCATGCAAAAGGTTATGATACCGCCCCTTGGGTTAATGAATACGGATATCCCACTGGGGGAATAACAGTTAAAAAAGGAGGACGATAATGCCTAAAGTAGGTAAATATAAATTTCCATATACGTCAGCTGGTGTTCAGAAGGCGCAGAAGCATGCGAAAGCAACAGGACAGAAGGTGGACATGAGTGGATACAAGAAAGGTGGAAAAGTTAAGAGAAAGAAAGGTGGTGCAGTGAAGAAGAAATATCACCACGGTGGCCGTGTGATGGGTGGCCAGAAAAAGCCCAAAAAATGTTAACAAGGAGGTAAATATGAATTTATTGAAAGATCTTTGGGGACATCTAAAAGAATGGAATGAATGGAAATTGAAGGATTGGATAAAAGCCGGAATTTTAGTCATCATCATTCTTGTAGTCCTTAAAATCATTATTCTACCAGGTGCATAATGGTAACTTGGAACGATAGAGACGATCTTAGAGAAAGATATGGAAGGCCGCAGCGTCCTGCTGTACAATTTACAAGGCGGGACGATGTGCGCGATTTGATGAAATCCCCTGCGGGAAAGAACTATGGCAACATGATGGATTTGCAAAGTCAGGCAGTTCGTCAGGGTGGATTTGACAAGGGAGATCCTAGAGTTTCTGAATTAAAGAAAGCAAGAAGACAGTATAACAGGCAGGATAAATATAATATTGGAAATTTAATGGGCTATAGTCCTACGGATGTACAGGACATATATAGAACAAATAGTGGAGTTCTAAGGGAACACGCAAGGCCAACTTACAAAGAAATGTATCCCATTTCTGATATTGCACATCAAGTTTCAGGAGGAGGAGGTCTTACGGGAATGCTTCTAAATAAGGCATTTGGTAAAAGTAAAAAAGCCGGAAAGAATTTCTTTGATGATTTAAGAGGAATGGGAGGAGATATTTTTGGCGCTATTGGAATTGGTGGCGCAGTTCCACGCGATGAAGCTACAGAAGAAATTTTAACAAATTATGCGGATAAGACATTTGGTGACGCCTATCCTACCAATATTCACGATGATGAATTACTTGACACGGAGGATTGGACTGAAAGAGAGAATGTAGTAATTCCACCTGACTATCCAATAGATGAAGGTGCTTTTACAAGCTTGCATCCATTTGATGACTCAAGAAGAGAGGCTGCTATTATGGCGCAATATCCTGGAAAAGCTGCGGTATCACCTCCTTTAGGAAGCCCAAATGTTCATGAGGATGAACCTTGGCCATATCAAGATACAGAAGTAATAGAAGAAACAACACAAGACGGAAATCTTATTTCCGATGAACTTTGGGATTCAATCAGGGATTTTGATCCTTCTACATTAGGAAAACCAGGAAACATACATGCCGGTGAGGATATAATAGTTCCTCCTTGGCTTTTGGATCCTAGCCTTCCAATGCCACCGGAGCTTTTGGAAGAGGAAGCTCCACCAAGCATACCGTTTGACGACTCACTTCGTGAAGCAGGAATAGCTACGCTTTACGGACAAGGACCAAAGTGGGGTGGAACGAATAGAAGATATGAAGATGAGTACACGGATTATGTAGAACGAATTGGCAACATGCCAGGCGGACCAATGACCTATGAAGAATTTTCAGAAGCATGGGAAGGAATACACCAAGGCAGGCCGCACGCAGGACTTAGATAAATGCGACGATATCCAGGAAATTTTACTGATAGTGAGTTGCTAACTGTACCAAGAGATTTAAAAGTAAGACCTAATCACGACACCACACATCTAGCTTACATTACAGATTCAGAAGCAGATCTTTTACAGAAGAATAAACCCGGAACACCTCATAAGGGACCGCAAGGAATTCCCAATTATGATGGTGGAGATATATTAACTTACACACCTTCAGGAATGAGTGGCACTGGTTATGTAGGACCAACTCAACAGCAACAACAGCAACAACAACAACATGATAGACAAGTACAACAAAACATAGGTGATACATATAAACCTCCACAAGAAGTTTATGGAAAAGGTGCAGTACCAGAAGGTAAAAGGCAAACATTCACCCATGAAACATTAGGACATACACCATTTATAACAAAGTTAATAAAAGATTTATCTCCTGAAACTTTAGCTTTTTGGGGAGTTAAACATGGTGCTCAAACAATACCCATGGAACTTTATCAACAGTTGATTCAAGGAAGCATTGTAAGCGGAAATGAAGCGGTAGAAAATAAATATCGTGATAAAGATGATCAGGAATGGGGGATTGGAACTTGGGATGATATAGGAGCAGGAGAGCATCCTATGTTTCCCGGTGGATTAAAACAGTACTACAGCGATATGTCACCTTCTTTTTATACTGATAAAAC